TTGACTTTGACGGCTCCTACCTCCTATACAGACGTTACCTTTCAGGAAAGCAGCCCGTTCTATGATTTAGGGGCCGACTTTTCTTCTGCTACATGGACCGTTCCCGTGACGGGGTTCTATACCATGTCTTTTTATTACAACGTAACCATTGCAACACCGGGGGCTACGGCTCAATTAAGACTGACGGACGGAACGACAAACTATACTATTGCTCCAACTTTAGGGGGCGTCAATGTTCAGAGATTATTCTCCGGAAATTTCACCGCAGGTACCACGTGGAAATTACAGGTTCAGACCAGCGCGGGGAATATTACCTTCAAATCAAATGGCAGCAAAGTAGGAATAGGAGGGACCTCGTGGCATATCTCAAGCGTGCTCCCGTGGGTTTCGACCTTGGATACCGCACGGAACATGCCGAAGATGCGGCAGATAGATTTCTTAATGGGTCTCCAAAAGTGCTTTAACCTGGTATTTATCCCCGACCGCGTCAACCCGAAGAAAATCTATATAGAACCATTTAACGACTATATGGCTACTGGGGACAAAAAGGACTGGACGAATAAGATAGACCTCGGAATGGATATTACCGTTACCCCGACTTCCGACCTTCAGAAGAAGCGGTACGTATGGACCCACTCCGAAGGGGAGGACCTCGTAAACGTCACTTTCCAAAACTCGACCTCCCGCGTTTACGGACAGCACGAAATTCTTGACCCGGCGAACGACTTCGCGACGGGGGAAGAAATCATTACCTCCGGCTTCGCTCCGTTCGTCACGTCCCTGATTCCAGACACGCCACTGAATATCCTCCGGCTGATTTCTGCGGAGGCGCAAGATGACGCCTCGTTACCCGAAGTAAAGGCACGACTAGCGTACTGGAACGGCCAACTGGACACGAGTATCCTCGTAGACAATTCAGGAACGGCGGTAGCGAACGACCTGCCTTTCTTCGGACAGTTCGACACGAACAACTCTCAAGATGCGGACGTAACTACGGACTCGCTGATGTTCGGTATCGAACTCCCGTTCTTCGACATTACCGCGAACCCCTACGACACGCTCTATAACAAGTACTGGCAGCTATATGCGAACCAGCTGTATTCTTCGGACGCTCGGATACTTACGGCTACGTTCCGCCTCGAACCCTACGACCTCTCTACGTTCGAATGGAGCGACAAAATCTACCTCTTTGATACGTACTGGAGGGTACTCGAAATATCGGGATACGACCCAACTACAGACGGAACGGTAACGGTCAAACTGTTGAAGATTCTAGGAACCATTCGCGATTGTACCTACCTCCCGGCTACGGGGCGTACGGGAAGAATCGAGTTTACCACGTCTACGGGGTCAAGTATCTTCACCGTCAACCGGACGTGCTGCGAGCGTTACGGCTTTATCTACGACGTTACTACGGCTTATTGTTACCAGCCATGACCCCGAAAGAGTTCCGAGTTAAAGGATGCAAGGACTTCGGTTATATTATCGATGCTCTGCACCTTCTGAAGAAGCCGCGCCGTCCTGTATGGCATAAGGTTTTAGACGTGGTGCTGGCATCACTGGTTTTCTTCGGCTGGTACGGCCTTTTGTTGTACGTGATATACCGCCTATTCCATGGCTAAAAAAGAGGTAGTAGTAGACATTAAGGCCGACACGTCCGACCTAGATAACGCCCTCGAAGCGGCGGAGAAAGCGTTTGACGACTTAGGCGAGTCCAGTAAGAAAGCCCTTGAAGGAGCCGACCGTCTTACGGGTGGGCTGGCTTCCGGTTTGGTTCAGGGCGTAGCGGGTGCGCGGTCTTTAATTGGGTCTATGGGCCTCCTGAAGGTCGCTCTGATTTCTACGGGAATCGGGGCTATCGTCGTGGCTGTCGGAACCCTCGCGGCCTACTTTACCCAGACGGCGGAAGGGGCGAAGTTGCTCGAGGAAGGGCTGAATATGCTCAAAGCCACGTTCAATGTCCTTTTGGACCGCGTGGCTGCTATCGGAGGCGCTATCGTTAAGTTCTTTCAGGGGGATTTCCAAGGGGCCGCACAGGATGCGGCAAACGCGGTTAAAGGCATCGGGGAGGAGATTAAGAAAGAGGTAGCGATTATCGATGAATTGACCCAGGCCACCCAGAGGCTAAGAGCGTCTAACCGCGAACTTACCGTAGAAACGGCGAAACAGCGGGCGGAAATCGAGCGTCTGAAAATGGTTTCGGACGATGTAAACCGCAGTATAGAGGAAAGAATTAGCGCGGCACGTCGGGCGGCGAACCTTGAGAAGAACCTCGTAAACCAACGACTCGGAAACGCTCGCGAAGAACTGCGAATCGAGCAGCAGAGACAGGCCACGACGAACGCCACGGAAGAGGATTTAGACCGACTTGCAGAATTGCGGGTGCGGGTCTACGAAATCGAACAGGAGTCGTTAACGCTCCAGACCGAACTTCAGAACAAAGTCAACGGACTCAAGGCCGAAGCTATCCGACTGGAGGAAGAGCGTATTAAGGTCGCCCGCGAAGCCAAAACAGAAGAAATTAAAAGCCTGAACGAAACGAACACGGCTCTACAGAAGCGGAGGGTAACGCACCAGCAAATACAAAACGAACAGGGTAAGACGCTCATAGTTGCAAAGGACGCAAACGCAGACGCGGCAAAGTCTGACAACAATTACCTGCACGATTACATCCAAATTCAGAATAGGAAGGCACAAGCCACCCTGAATTTTTCGAATATGACTCTTCAGGCCGTTTCTGCTCTGAACGACGCATTTACGAAGGGCGACGAAAAGCGGGCCGAACGGAACTTTAAAATCTCGAAGGCTATTTCTTTGGCCTCTGCGATTATGAATACCGCCGAAGGTGTCACCACGGCCCTTACTGATAAAACGCAACCGTCTACAATCCTGCGGCTCCTTCAGACGGCGGCGGTAGCGGCTACGGGTATAGCCCAAATCGCAACAATTAGCAGGCAGAAATGGCCGCCCTCGGAAAGCACCCCTAGCCTTTCAGGAACCGGAGGCGGAGGTATGGGTGGAGGTTCAGCCCCTCAAGCCCCGCAGATAGACCTTTCCTTTATGCGTGGAAGCCAAACGAGCGGGTTCCGGAGTTACGTACTCGCTTCGGATGTTTCGAACGCTCAACAAGCGAACCAAAAGATAAAAGAACAAGCTAGCCTAGTAGGATAATGGAAATTTTCGAACTCGTAATCGACGAACAGGCCGACGCGTACGGCATTCAGGCAATTTCTTTGGTGGCAGAACCTGCTATCGAAGCGGATTGGGTCGCCCTTTCTACCCAGTACAACTTCCAAACGACCGACAAAGAACGGCGCGTGGTTATGGGTCCTGCTCTGATTCCAGACAAACCGATTTACCGGCGGAAAGACGAACAGGAGTTCCATATCTGGTTCTCGAAGGAGACCGTACGCAAAGCCATGGAACTGTATTTTAAGGCAGGCAACCAGAACCGTGCTACCCTCGAGCACGAAGTTCCCTTAAATGGAACTACGGTTATCGAATCGTGGATAGTCGAAGGGGAACAGGACAAAAGCCGTATGTACGGTATGAATGTTCCACGTGGAACGTGGATGGTTTCCATGAAAATCGATTCAGACGCTATCTGGCAGGAATGGGTAAAAGAGAACCGAATCAAAGGCTTCAGTATCGAAGGGATGTTCACGCGGAAAGTCGATTTATCGGCGGATTCGTTCCTGGGAGAACTGGAAGAGATTCTAGAGGACGTCCGGGCGGAGGTGGCTTCTGTCAAGAAATGACCTTCTAAATAGTTAAACCCTTAAACCCTATAACTCAATGAACATTAACCAAAGAGTTGCGGCCCTGTTTTCCAAGTACAGCGCTATGCTGTCGGAGGAGAAGGTCGCACTGGCTACCGCGACGCTGGAAGGCGGGCAGGTAATCCAAACCGAAGCCGAAGAGTGGGCTATCGGCGTTCCCGTTTTCGTCGTGAATGACGAAGGCGAGCAAATCCCCCTCCCGGACGGAGACTACACCCTCGAGGACGGAACGAAGTTCGTAGTAACCGAAGGCGCTATCGCAGAATGGGTAATGCCGGAAGTCGAGGAGGTAGAAGAGGCGAAAGAAGAAGAGGAGAAGATGAGCGAAGTTCTCACCCGCGAAGAAGTCCAGTCTATGATTTCGGAGGCTATCAAGTCGATGAGTCAAGAACTGAAGAAGGTTTCTAAAGCTATCGCAGAGCGCGACGCGCAAATCGAGAAACTCGGAAAGACGGCTACCCCGGCAATCCGTAAGGCCCCAGTTCAAAAAGAGGTAAAACCCCTCAACCTTTCTAACCACTCCGTAGCGGAGCGTGTTGCAATCATTCAAAACCACTTTATGCAGTAATCATGGCAGATGCTACAATCACCAGTAACTACGTAGGGAAACAGGCGCTTCCCTATGTGGCCCCCGCGATTCTCGCCGCAGACACAATCGCAAACAACTATGTCACCGTACTGAACAACGTCCGCGGACGTGCTCAACTGCGGAAGTTCTCCGGTAGCCAAATTCAGGCCGCTACGTGCACGTTTACCACGGGTACGGCTTTGGCTTTGTCCGACGTTGCTCTGTCTTTGACGGACCTCCAGATTAACGACCAAATCTGTAACAAAGACCTCCACATGGCGTGGGAGTCCGAGCAGATGATTGGTGCTGCGGCTCCGGCTCCGGCGGACATGAAGGCAGGCGCTGCACAGTACGTCGCAAAGCGTGCGGCGGAATCTATCGAGTTTAATATCTGGCAGGGTAACTACAACATCGACGCAGGTACGTCGACGGGTGCTACATACACCGCGTTTAACGGTCTGCTCCGTCAAATGGTTTTGGCTTCTCCGACCTACGAGGCAAACTTGACGGCGGCCCTGTCTGCTGCGAATATCCTTTCGAAGTTGGAGTCTTTGACCACTACGAACTGCCCGCCGGTTCTCCGTGGCGACACTACGGCTATCATTTACATGAGCCGCGCGTCGAAGTCTTTGTACTACTCCGCTTTGGCTGCTACGTACAACCTGCCTTACCTCGCAGAAGGCATGGCCGACAAGTACGCAGGTCACACTATCGTTTGCCCCGGCGGTTTCCCGAATGATACGCTTTTGATTTCGCGTGTGGAGAACCTGTACGTAGGTACTAACCTCCTGACCGACCTCACCGAGGCCGCAGTTCTCGACCTCATGGGCGTGACGGGAGACGACGTTACCCGCGTTATCATGAAGTTCGCTTTCGGTACGCAGGTAGTAGACCACGATTCGTACGGCTTGCTCCGTCGGACCACGTAATAACAACCCGATAGAAGGAGGGGGCTAATAGCCCCTTCCTTTTGTCTTTAATCCCAAAATCAATGGCTTGTAATATCACAATCACGGGACGGGGGTACCCCTGTAAAGACGCTATCGGGGGTGTACGTCGCTTCTGGGTTAAGACCTTCGACCCGGACGGCTCCAACTGGGGCACGGTTACGTCGGGTGCTCTCGCAGGTGCGGCCGAGGCAATTACCGTCTACGCTTTCCAGCTGACGAAGAACACCGCTTCGTTTGTCCAGACGATTAACGCGTCTATGGAAACGGGGAACGTCTTCTATTCTCAAGTTCTCGAGGTCACGATTCCGAAGATGGAAGCGGCGGTTAACGCCGAAATCGCGGACCTCATCAAGACGCGTCTGTGCGTTATCGTAGAAACCGCAAACGGGGAGAAACTCGTTATGGGTCTTCTCAACGGCGTAGACGTTACCGGAGGCACGATTACCACCGGAACGGCGGCGGGCGACCTCCACGGATATACGCTTACCTTTACGGCTGAAGAAAAGGCACCCGCTCCGGTACTTTCTGCTACGACGAATATTACTTATACTTCGGAGACGTAAAGGTTTGTTTTCTTGGTTAGGATAGGGCCGGGGTCTTCCCGGCCTTTTCTTTGCTATATGGTTAACGCTGGTATGGCCTGCCTTCCTGAACGGTGGCCCGCCTCCAAAGAGGCTATATTTTCCCTCAAGGGACAGGTACGACAGTTGTATATCTACTGGGCGGACGAATCTTTCCCGCTCGATTTAGAGGCGGACTGGATAACGGTAACACACGGACCGAACCGAGGCGACTTCTCGAAACTGGCACACGTGCCGGGGGACTTTATTTCGTGCGATGACGACCTGATATACCCACCTACGTACGTAGAAGATTTCTTGAACTATTCGGGGGCCTTCCCGAACGCTATCCTCACCCACCACGGCAAAGAGGTACACGGACATGAACCGAAGGCCGTAGCGCACTGTCTCCGTGCGAACCCAGACACGAAACGCGTAGACGTTCCGGGAACCGGGGTTTCGTTTTATCCCGCTCATATCTACGCCGCCCTGCTCGAAGGTCTCGAATACGACTGGAACTGCCTCGATATTTTGGTGGGTTCGTGGATGCACAAGAACGAGGTAAAGGCCTACGCCCT